GTTTCGGTGCTCGAACACCAGCCATATCAATCGACCCTGCTAATTCAAACTCTACTACTTCTCTATTTTCTGTTGCTTTTCTATCTATTTTATAGATTTGACGTTTAAATTCTGCTGTAGGATCTGGTGTACCTAATGGGTTTGAATTACTCGGAAAATTTATAGCATCAAGAAATCTTGCCATTGTTCTTATTCTTGTAACAGTAGCACCTGTTAAGTCATTACCAACAGTTGTTTGATTTACTGTTAGTAAAATTGCAGATATTGTTCCTAATGCATTACTAACAACAAGTTTTGGTCTTGGAATTTGACCACGTTGATATGCAAAACCTGTGGCTTCTATAGGAAACCTTTGATAAGAGTTACCAGCCCAAACTATTTGACCGTTTGCATTTAAATTAGATCCAGCATGAAATCTATAAATTGTATTTGCACCATGTAAAGAACTATCTAGCTGTAACGTAAAAAGTTCAATGATTGCAGAAGGATTTATTTTTTGAACTTCACTAAATACAGGATCAGTACTCATGGTTCAAATACCTCTCTAAATGTTGCTTGTATTGTTGCTCTGTTTAAATAAGGAATTGATTTGCTCCATGTCTCGCAGACAAACTTAGAAGAACTAGCTTCTCCTGGTGGAGTGAAATCAAAACTTGCACTATCATTTGCTCTCGCATCTAAAAATGTTTCTATAGTATCTGCGTCTGTTTCTGAAACCTCAAAAGTAAAATCAAAAACTTTTGGATTTTG